GGCGGGCGTGGTGACGGTCACGTACACCTTCAACCCGGACGGCTATGCCGCACAGGTCAAGGATGGCAACGGGCGTCGCACCGCGCCTGGCGAAGTGATGGTCACTGTGTTGGCGCGTGAGGGCGATGGCACGCCGTCCGGCGATCTACTCAACGGTGTTCGCCAGCATTTCGCCCGGCCTGATGTGCGGCCCGAAACAGACCTGGTAACCGTGCAGGGCGCGCAAATCAAGACCTACAAAATTCGTGTGGTGGCGAAAATCAACGCCGGTCCCGATTCCGGGCTGACCAAGGTCGCGGTGCAGCAGCAGTTGCAGGCCTATGCCGATTCCTGTCATCGCCTCGAAGGGCGAGTCGATCCGAGCTGGATCGACTACACGCTGCACAACGCCGGTGCGGTTCAGTTGCAAATCCTTGAACCGCTGGCGCCAATTGTGACGACAGCTTTCCAGGCGCCCTTTTGCACGGGGGTCGAGGTCGAGGTGGATACGTTATGAGTGACGACACACCTGGGCCGAGTCTGCTCCCGGCCAACAGTTCACCGCTGGAGAGGGCGCTAGATCTCGGGTTCGGCAAACTACTTGAGCGCATTACGCCGCCGTTTCCAGCGTTGATGAACCCCGGCGAAACACCATTGGCGTTCTTGCCGTACTTCGGCGCGGATCGCGGTGTCAGCGAGTGGAGCTCCGAAGCACCCGAAGCGGAAAAGCGTTTAACGGTAGAGCTCGCCTGGGCAACCGCGCGGCAGGCAGGTACTCGCAAAGCACTGGAAAACGCCGCCAAAGGTTTGCAGCTGCAACCCGACGTGCGTGCCTGGTACGAGCAATCGCCACCCGGTCAGCCTTACAGCTTTTCCGTCAGGGCTTTTACCGAACAGCCTTACAGCGAAGAAATCGATGCGCGTCTTGATCGACGCCTGGCGGACGCCAAAAGCGAACGCGACACCTTGAAAATCTCCGTAGGCCTGAGCGCCTTCGGTCATCACGTCATCGGTGCCGCCACTGTGTGCGGCGAGCTGGCCACGATTTATCCGATTGTCATCGAAGGGCTCGAAGCCTCAGGTCAGGTCTTTATGGCGGCCGGGCTCTACGCCGTCGAAACCTCCACTATTTATCCTCAGGGGTCCTAAATGGCCGACTATTACACCCTGCTTACCAATGCGGGGATTGCCTACGAAACTGCCTGCAAGGCGGCGGGCACACCGATCAAGCTGTCGCAGATTTCCGTCGGTGACGGCGGTGGCGCGGTTTACAACCCGGCTGCAACCGACACTGCGCTCAAGCGCGAAGTCTGGCGCGGGCCGCTCAATGCACTGTTCCAGGATGAGAAAAATCCGAGCTGGTTGCTGGCTGAAGTGACCATCCCACCGGATGTTGGCGGCTGGTATGTGCGCGAGGCCGGGATCTGGACAGATACCGGGATTCTGTACGCCATCGTCAAATACCCGGAGTCGTTCAAACCGGTTTTGGCGACGTCGGGTTCGGGGAAAGAGTTTTACATTCGCTCGATTTTCGAGACCAGTAATGCGTCGTTGGTGACGTTGTTGATTGACGACACGGTGGTGAAGGCGACTCGTGCGTGGGTGACGGGTTATCTAGCCGATGAGCTGGCCAAGCTCGACGGCAAGCAATCGGTTCGCGTGGCCACCACGGAAAACATCGTATTGAGTGGTGCGCAGCAAATCGACGGCGTCGCGGTGTTGTCTGGACAGCGTGTGCTGGCGGTGGCGCAAACGGCGGCAAAAGATAACGGTATTTATGTCGCGGCTAACGGCGCGTGGGTACGTTCGGCCGACGCCAACACCAACGCCAAGGTAACACCGGGCCTGACGGTAATGGTCGAAGAGGGCACTGTTAACGCGGATTCTCTTTGGCACTTGGTCACGAATGGCCCGATAACGCTGGGCACTACTTCGCTGAGCTTTGAAATGCTCGCCGGCAGGACGGGAATTCAGGCTGGTACTTACAAGAGTTTGACGGTTGATAAGTATGGGCGTGCCACTGCCGGTACAAATCCGGAAACGCTCGCCGGTTTCGGCATCAAGGACACTTACACGAAGCCCGAAATTGAGGCGATGATTGCACAGGCTTCGGCTTTGCCAGTTGGCACGATGGTAGCGTTTCCAGCGAACAAGATTCCGCCCGGATTTCTGGAAATAGACGGCAGTGTGAAAAGTATTGCGACTTATCCAGATCTGGCGACGTTCCTTGGGACAGCGTTTAACCAAGGTAACGAAGGTGCCGGTAACTTCCGACTGCCTGAGTCGCGCGGTGAATTTTTGCGCGGATGGGACCATGGGCGAGGGGTCGATGCAAACCGGGTTATTGGTAGTTATCAGCTAGACACACTGCAAAACATTACGGGAGCCTATGCGGCGAACAATGGCGTGCAACTGGCTGCTACGGGTACGGTTTCTGGCGCATTCAGTGGTGTATCTGTAGGGGGAACACAGATCCCGGGTGGAGGGGCCGCTTCTGGCGTCATCAACATGACGTTCGATGCCTCCAAGGTGGCGCGAACGTCAATGGAGACCCGTAGCCGTAACTTGGCAGTGATGTGGTGTATCAAAGCCTGGAACGCGCCGATCAATCAGGGAAGCATTGATATTGCAGCGTTGCAGGCGCTGGCTGTGCAAGCTACTGAAATCAATCGTGGTACGGCCAAGATCGCAACTCAAGCGTTTACCGATGCCGGTGCCGATGACACCACAATCGTGACGCCGAAAAAACTTTGTTGGGGATTCCAGATTCTCAAGGCCGCAAATGGTTACGTGGTTTTCCCGACATGGTTGGGAGGTCTCATTATTCAATGGGGTTATTCCATGATCCCATCGGGGGCAACGGTTGTTCCGTTTCCATTGAGCTACCCGAATGCTTGCCTTGGTATTCAAGCTACACCGTTCAACGTTACTGGTGCCGCTGATGTTATCGAGTATACAGCGCTCCCGACTAAGACCGGATTCACGGCTGTTGGTGTTAGCTCCGGGATAACGGGAGCACCTGCGCAAACAGCTACCAATTTTTACTGGTTTTCAATTGGGTACTGAGGGATACGGCATGAAGTTCGTAACATTTGATACGGCGGGTGTTCTCAAATCCCGTCTGATTCTTGGAGTGAGTGATATTCCTGAGGATGCTGTGGAGGTTGATGAAAGCCTTTGGATGCGGATTACCCAAGAGTTAGATGGTGTGTGGAAGCAGGGCGATGACGGTGTGATTTCGAAGGATCCATTGCCCGAGCTGCAGCACCCTGAGTACACCAGCGAGCAAGTCGAAGCTCTGCGCCTTCGGGCTTATGGCAACCCGATCACCGGTTCGGATCGATTCTTCGCCCAGGCGCAGCGAATGGAGACGATGGGAGAGCCTGGCTGGGAAGTCATCCGTGCTAATGGAGTGCGGCGGTTTAATGAAATCCAGCAAGAATTCCCGTGGGTGGCGTCCGCCGCTGAAGCAATCGAATAAACGCCCCGCACCGTCGGGGCGTTTTCTTATCCGCTATTTACACCCAACAGCCCCTTCTTAAAACCAAGGGGCTTTTTCGTTTATGGAGAAACCCAAAATGGCAGAACGCCAAACCTACACCGTCCTCGTCCCGTTCCCTGTCGGGCGTGGTCATTGGTCGACCGCTGGCCAGGAACTCGACCTGCTTGATGTCGAAGCCAATGCGCTGCTAAGCGCCGGTCGTCTGGAGCTGAAATCCACATCCACCCAGGCCGAACCGGCCGCTGCCAAGAAGGCTGAATAACCATGGCTGAGGTTTTGAACTTCGAGCACAACGGCATTACCGTCAATGCTTCCGAATCCCCCGAGGCCATGGGTGGTCTCGGTGACAACGTCATTGGCCTGATCGGCACCGCGCCGAAGGCCGATCCGCTGATTCCGCGTAACTCCCCGTTCCGCATTAACAGCTTCACCACCCAGGCGCTGCTCGATCCTACCGGCACTGAATCGGGCACCTTGTTTCACGCGGTGTTCCAGATACTGAAAGTGGTCAAGGTGCCTATCTACGTGGTCATCGTCGAAGAGGGTGCAGCCCCGGCGGACACCATCAACAACGTGATTGGCGGCATCGAGCCAGTGACCGGTCGCAAACTCGGCCTGGCCGCACTGAGCGGTGTGCCGGAAGACCTGACCATCATTGGTGCGCCAGGTTTCACCGGCACCAAAGCCGTGGCCAGCGAGTTCGCTTCGTTCGGCAAGCGTATCAAGGCGCGGGTGGTGCTCGACGGCAAGGATGCCTCGGTCGCTGATCAAGTGACTTACAGCCAGGAACTGGGCGGTGCAGACCTCGGTTTCGACCGCTGCCTGGTCGTGCACAACATGCCGGCCGTTTACTCCAAGGTGGCGAAGAAAAACGTCTTCCTGTCGCCATCGAGCCTGGCCATTGCCGCGCTTGCCAAGGTCAAGCAATGGGAGAGCCCCGGCAACCAGGTGACCTACGCCGAAGACGTGTCGCGAGTCGTGGAATACAACATTCTCGACACCTCCACCGAAGGCGATCTGCTCAACCGCTACGGCATCAGCTACTACGCCCGCACTGTCCTCGGTGGCTTCTCGCTGCTGGGTAACCGCTCCATCACCGGCAAATTCATCAGCTACGTCGGCCTTGAAGATGCGATTAGCCGCAAACTGGTGAAGGCCGGCCAGAAAGCCATGGCCAAGAACCTGACCAAATCGTTCATGGATCAGGAGGTCAAGCGTATCAACGACTGGCTGCAAACCCTGGTTGTCGACGAAACGATACCTGGCGGCAGCGTGTACCTGCACCCGGAATTGAACAGCGTTGAGAAGTACAAAAACGGCACCTG